AGCATCTTCATCTTCAAATTTTCTTTGCTTATTGTGTTCATCTAGCCATTTTAAAAAATCTTCATAACTTTTTACAATAACTTCTAATTTTTTATTGTTTCCGTTTCCGTATTTGTCGTTGTACCTTACAACATAAAGTGTCTTTGTCATTTTGATTTTTATTTAATGATGATTAATGAATTGTCAAAGTCCTCAGGACGAACTACCACAAAGTAATTTGGTTTGTATATTCCTGCTGTATCACTCTCCATCCTGCGCGATTGTATCCCTGCACTCTGTAACTTGAACTCAACCGCATCCAACTCCAACTCTGTATTGGTATGAAATACTGAATACACAGGTTTGCTGTATCTTTCTTTTTTCAACCACTCATTTGTTATGTCGAACTCAACTGCATCCACCTCTTCCTCGATAGTGTTCCCAACGCTTCGCACATCGTCTACGTTTACCCAACTGCCATCCCATTGAACGTCATTTAGATACCATTCTCCCCTGATACTACGAACCTGAACTCCTGTAAGTCCGTTCAATCTTTCTTTTGTCGTCTTACTTTTCCATCCCGCATTTGTTACCCAAAGTCCACTACTGTGCCACTGAGCTATCTTGTTCCCGAATAGCCACAGACTTGTTCCGTCTGTCTCGCTGTTATCAATCTTTAAAGACCTTCTCATCTCGAAGGCATTTGAAATTCTCGCTGTTATCTTTCTCATAGATTTAGGTTTGTGTGTCTTTGAAGACACTTTTGATTTGATTTAGATTGTTACTTAATTATTTCTGATTCATTAAACCATCCATCACAGCTGTTGCAATGGTAGTTTGAAAACATATCGTGCTCTAGGTCGTGAAAACAATTCACACACATTGGCTTCTCGTTCTTTCTGTTGAACTCATCCTCCTCCTCAACGAAGTCATCAATGATGTCCTCGTAGTAGTACTTTCTCTTGTACTCCTTAACAGCAGGAATATTATACTTCGTAGGTTCAAACGAAAAGTAGTTGCGCACTTGCTGTGTATATGATTTGTGAAGTTGCTTACCCTCGTGGTTCTCTGTCGGATTAAAGTAAACCCAACAGCATATTGTCCTGCCCTTTACGTTCACCTCGATTTGCTTTCTCCTGTACCAATTGGGATGACCTTCTAGTCTGTCTAGGCTATCCAACACAGCGTCACTTACCTTGAACACATCAACCTCTACATTGTGACCAACACCTTTTTTGTCAATCAGGTACGGCAACCCCTGAATAATCAAAGGATACTTGTCCTTTGTCTTACCACTACCTAAATGCTTAGACGAACTCAGGTAGTTGTAGTAGTTGTTAAACCCTTTCTTTAACGTGCCATACACAGCGATTACATTGTCCTCTAGCACATTGTCTTTGCTGTACCATACGCCATCCTTCTGAGTCCATAACTCTTTGTTATAGATTTCATACGTCTTGGTCTTGGCATTGATGGTAACGAACCTGCAAATGTATTTCTGTAACTCACTTTTCCACTTGTCTCTAGGCATATTTCCAATTGCGTTAGCCAATACCTTTGAGTCGCAGGTCTTCGCGTCACCCAACCCCTTAATCGTTCCGTTCATCATCAACCACTCCTCAGTGTTTTTACCGCACTTGAATGGATGTGTATTCTCTATTCCAACAGCACCGACAGTTGCGTACCTGAAATGCGCAATGTATGGTCTTGTTGTGTTTAATACTTTGTAGTTTGATGATTTGTGATAGGTCACTTGAAACGTGTCCAACCACATTACGCCCAACCCGTCAGGATTCAGACGTGCTGATGTTCTTGCAACCTCTAGGGGAACTTGCTTTCCTTTTTGTTTGATGATAATTACGCACATTGTGTTTTAGTTTATAGTGTTAGTCAATAATTAGGCAAAGATAAGACATAAAATAGACAATTCCAAATTTATTTTTTAGCCTTTAATTTTTTTCTGTCTAGGTTCTCATTAAAAAAATACTTGTAGTACGCTCGGTCAATCGCTTCCCACTTTGTGTGCGCTGTGATTGTACTGATGAACTTCTTGTCGTAATAGATTTTGAATACGTACGTGTTTTCCATAACTGATTTTGTTTTGTGTTAGCAGTGTCCTTGAAGACACCGCTAACTGATTAGTGATTAATTTCTTTTTACATTGTAGATTCTTACGCCATCAACAACCTGAACGTCTATTGAATAGACATTGAATAGCGTATCAAGGTAGCTGTTGAACTCCTTCAACTTGTCTTCAGGTAGGTATATCAATCTGTCGATTACTTCCTGAACTACTTCGTTCCTTTCTTGAATTGTTAATCTTTCCATTGTGTTTAATTTTATTGGTTATTAAATTGGTTTACTATTTCTGATAGGCTTCCGACCTCTATTGCTATGTCTAGTCCGTACTCAATTGCATCGTTTATCTGTGCATAAGTTTCAACTAGGCTTTCTGATTTGTCATCGTGCAATACATAAAGGTCAAATGTACCTGAAGAGAAAACCTCTTTTGCTTTGTTGGTTACAACCAACCATACAAAACCATTAACTACTTTTGTTTCCATTGTGTTTAAGTTTTAGATGTTTAATAAATGTGTTTCAGAAGTACGACAGGGATTCGAACCCTGTCTACGACCATCGTACTTAGGATGTCATCGATAGGATGACCAATGATGCTACAAAAATAATGACTAGCATCAGATTGTCTTTTACTTGCTCCATTGTTTTTAGTTTTATTGGTTATCGGTTAGTTTTAATGTTTCGTTATACTGCCATACGCCCTCGTTTAATGACAGCGCAATCTCCTCAGGATACATTGAGTCCATTGCTGTTCCATCGGGTAATAAGACGCTGTATGTAGGTCTTCCATCAACGCTATCTGTAGGTATCAGGATGATGCGTCCGTCCTTTTCCTTTGTTGCTGTAGGATTACCTTGTCTTCCGACAAGGCATCCTACGTAACTGAATGTTGATGCTGTAACTAGTGTAATGATTAATAGCTTTCTCATTTTGTTTTAGATTTTAGTTTTTCTTCTAGCGTTTTGAAATTCATTTTAGATAATGATGTTGCTTCATCCTGATTAAGATTAAATTCATTCATCAGGAAAATTAATCTTTCAAGGAATGGCTGTAGGTCCCATTTTTTTTCGATGCTCTTTAGTGTTTGGTTCATTTTGTTTTAGATTAAAAGTTAAAAATGTGGTTAAAGATATAGTCACCTAGTAATGCAATGACAATGATTGCTGTGATTAAAAGGTAGTTTTTTGTTGATTCTTTCATAACGATTACGATTTTTTGATTGTGGTTAATAATGTTCCGCCAACTACGATTAGTGCCATAACACATTTGGCGAACTTGTTTTCAATTGGTTTCCTCTCAATACCCTTGCTCAATCTTTGTTGATAAGGACAACCTACGTGTCTTCTGAATTGTGCTTTTGTCATTACTGAAGACAATAATAACGCTGTGATGATGATTTGCTTTTTCATTCTGTTTTAGGTTTATGTGTTAGCTGTTTCGTCCTTAAGGACTCATCAGTGTTGAAAATAATCAACAGACAGCAAGGTAGTGTCCCTGAGGACACTACCCTCACCATCTACCTAGAAACAAACTTTTTGATATCCTCGTGGATTGCTCCTGTAAGGATAAACTTGCGGAAATGCTTTGACAAGTCAACTACATTCTGAACCTTAGCTGTATCACCATTGTACATTGATATCAATGTCGGCATCAACTTCTTAATTAGCACATCGTGGCTACCATTAGGATTCGTTACAGCGAAATTTACCACCTCGTAGAATAACTCATAACGTCTCATCATCTGCTTAACGCTCTCAAATTTGCTCACCAATCTAAATTCAAGGACGTTACCTTTTACCAATGCCATCTGATATTTGCTATGCCATCCGTTACCATAGTTACACATTCCACATCTACCGCAATTGTTGACGGATACAGCACCATTGTCGACCTCATTCTTTGATATCATTCTCAGGTTATGACCGCAATATTTGTTCTTCAATCTGTTTCTGAAGATTGCCATAATTATGCCACAATGCTTTCTTATCACCTCTCTTAACTCATCACCCGTTATTCCATCCACAGCGATTGTAATGTGACCGCCACAGGTATATTGACCATCGTACTTGTCATCACTCCTGCTGTATTTATCGTCTATAATTTTCTCAGCCTTGTGCATCATATCGTACACCTTTGTGCGCCATAATCCTGCGGGTAACAAAGGTAAAATATGTGTCACCGCTTCGTATCCGCAGGAGCTGTCGCGCTCGAACCCACAGAATAGCTCGTATTCTTTCACAGCGCCTCTATGTAGCTCATTTTTCTCGACCTCCATACCAATTGTGTACTTGCTTTTGAATTCATTGTTCAACGCATCAAATGTGATTGCATTGCGCTGTTCAATTGGTTTCAGGCAAGCTACATCAACTCTGAATGGCGTTTTGTTAAGCTTTAAAGGATTAGGTTTCTGATGGTAACTAGCAAGTTGACCTCTGCTTCTGTTACCTGTTTTCTTGTAGATGATTCCTTGTTGCATTGTTTTTGTTTTTAGGTTTTGCTGTTTCGTCCTGTTGGACTCATCAGTGAGGATTGCATCCTCAGACAGCTAGTGTCCCTGAGGACACTATCTGATTATGCGTCAGGTAGGTTTGACTGAAGAAATGCAATTGCATCCATAATTTGCTCAGCTGTATTGTTGCTGTGAATGGCGCCATCACTATCAACTCTTAACGCCACATTACCGCCCTCTCTTTTCCAAGACATTGTGAAGATTGTTTGAGTCCTTACTTCAACTTCGGCGCTCTCTGTTTCGCTCTCTTCACCTTCACCTTGTCCACCTTCTGATTCATTGTTTTCCACCGCTCTTGAAAATTTCAATAAACCATCTAGTGACCTATTAGGCTCGTTTCCCTCTCTCTCTACCTCGTCGCATTTAGCATTGAATGTGGTGATAATATCTTCGCTCAATTCACCTGCTTTTACTACCTTGTAGAAGTAGCTTTTTTGCCATCCGAATACCTTGTTTCCGAATTGCTCGTTTGTCCATCCAATTCCCTCGTTAGCCATTAGCTGTTTGCATTCCTCCGATTTGAAATAGTCGAATGCCTTCACCACTAGCTTAGACAATTCTAGTGTTTGTGCAAACTTCTTCTTCTGTGCATTGGTGACATTGCGCTGTAACGTCCTGATAGATGATAGGCTCAAAGCTTGTTCAACTTGTGGCATTCTTAGGAATGCTGTCTCGATTGTTAGTAACTGACTCATAGTTTGTGTTTTTAGGTTTAAAATGTTGATTTTCAATTAGTTATGCGATTTTCGGTGTTTGCATTACCTCAACCGCAGTTCAAAGATAGTCTAATTCCTGTCTAATTAGAACAAATCTTAAAAAAATAGTTTTCGTCTAATGAAACAATTGTTTCGTTAGAAATTATTCAATGCACTAGTTTACGCGCTGAATGTTCACCACTGAATGTAACGACCATAGCAAAGAGCGGAGGGGATTACCCTCTGTCTCCTGTTGCCTTGTGTCCTTGAATACACTACAGCGGGAGGGGAGCGGGAGCGCGGGAGAGGGAGCGGGAGGGAGCGCGGGAGCGGGTAACGTCGGGCGCGGCGGTGGTGGTGGTGGTGGTGATAGGATGAGGACGGGTACCCGTCCTGCATCCGTCAGGGAAAACGCCAAAAAATCCGACGGCGCGCACCAATATGCACCCCCCACCCCTGAAGAAAAAGTCACTTTCGGTCCGGGGCTCTTCGCGTCAAACGGGGGGATAGCCCAAACACTACTAGTATCTCGTATCTAAAATTTTCTTACATTTGTACTAACTAAAATAATTTATGATGAATAGTTTTATGAAGAATACCAAGATAGGAATGAAGCTTTCCATTGGTAATAGTATTTACGCTAAGGGTTTCAATGATGGTTCTAATGGTTTGACTGTTAAGAATGGTATGTTGATTAACAATCGTCCTGATAGCAGAACGGGAATTGCTAAGGCTGCTGATTTAAACCGCGAGTTAAAGAGAGGTAGAAAGATTGAGGCTCAGACTGAAGCCATCATCAATGCTGATAATATTAAGAAGATGAATGAGAGTTGTCATTGTGGTGGTGGTATGAGTACCTGTAGTCACTGCGGTGGAATGTATTAAATTGTCTCTATTGTGTGTTAGTTTATCGGGGGAACATTTCTATGTTCTCCCTTTTTTTATCTTATTCTATGTCGATTTAATAGTAAATATGTCGATATTATTATTATTTATGTCGTTTTTATGTCGATTTTAAAGAGATAACTAATTGATTATTAATACTAATGTCGAAAATGTCGATTTTAAAGAAGGTTTCTAGTGGGAAATAAATTATATAAAGGAGGGAAATATATATATATATAGGGAGGGATAAAAGATTGACATTCCGACATTCAATAAAATTATTTTTGTAATAGTTAAAATTCCTATCTTTGTGGTATAAATCAAATTAAATTCAAATGATAGACAACACAGGTTACTCACCAAAGGATTTACATTTCACAGAATCAGCAAGAAAGAAATTAGTTAGTGGTGTTACTAAGATGGCGAACGCTGTCAAGAGTACGCTAGGACCATCGGGCAACACGGTGCTTATTGAATCACCGGAACACACGCACGGTATAACCGTGACTAAGGATGGTGTGACGGTAGCTAAGGCTGTTGACTTATTGGACCCTGTTGAGAACTTGGCTGTCAAGATGATGAAGGAGGCGGCTGATAAGACGGCTACTAGTGCAGGTGATGGAACGACAACTGCGATTGTTTTGACTGAGGCTTTGGTTAAGGGTGGGTTGCAGTTTATGACTGACGATGTAAATAGAACTGAGGTGTTGAGAAACTTGGTGGACATAAGTGGGATGGTAGTGGACAAGTTGAAGAAGAAGAGTAAGAAGGTTACGAATGGTATGTTGGCTGATGTGGCTACAATATCTGCGAACAATGACAGGGAGATAGGACGAATTATTGCTGAGGTTTACAAGGACGTTGGCAAGACGGGGATAGTTACAGTTGAGAAGAGTCAGACGTCAGAGACGTATGCGGAGACCACTATGGGCTTAAAGTTTGACAGAGGATATCTGAGTCCACTTTTCATAAACGACCAAAAGAAAGACGAGTGTGTCTTCGAGGACACTATGGTTTTAGTTGCGGATATGGAGATAGCTAACATCCTTCAGATTGAGAATGTTTTGAAACCAATCATTACGGAGGGGAAGAAGTTATTGATAATCTCTCCTTGCAATTCAAACGTGGTGAACACTTTTGCTGCGAATGTTATGAAGGGTAGTATTAAAGTTTGTGCGGTTCCGCCTCCAAGCTTTGGATACAAGCAACACGAGTTGATGCAAGATATTGCGGTGAGTGTTGGTGCTACGTACTTCAGTGAGAAGACGGGTGACGATTTGAGTTTGATAAACTTTGGTGACCTAGGGCACGCTGCTAAGGTGATAGTAAGCAAGGACAAGACGGTGATAATAAAGTCGGCTGTTAAGTTAAACCAAGAGAAGATTGACGAGAGGGTTGCTCAGTTGTGGGACGGGCACGCTCAGGCTAAGAGAAAGGCTGACAAAGATTTCTTGTTGGAGAGAATAGCATCGCTAACAGGTGGGATTGGTGTGATATTCGTTGGTGGTCAGACTGACTTGGAGCAGAAGGAGCTGTATGATAGGGTTGACGATGCGGTGTGTGCGGTTAGGTCAGCACTTGAGGAAGGGATACTTGCAGGTGCAGGTAAGGCTTTGTATGAGATGAAGTTGCCTGAGTTGGTGTTAGATACGAAGGAGAAGGGGATTGCGGCGGCTATTTTGCAGAATGCATTGTTGGCTCCACTAGTTCAGATACTTGACAATGCGGGTTTGAAGGTTGAGGAGATTTATAAGGACGGAGTTGATGAGGGAGTTGGCTACAATTTGAAGACAGGTGAGATGGGAGATTTGATTAAGATGGGTGTTATTGACCCGTTGAAGGTTACAAGGTCAGCCTTACAGAACGCTGTGTCTGTGGCAACAACAATACTTAGCACTAATGCAATCATCACAATGGCAAGAGCATATGGAACGGATAGTAAATAAATTCACAATAGTTAGTCTGTTTACTGCAGGCGTTTCAATCTACCTGTTTGTACTATCGTTTATGATGTACAAGGCAGAGAGAAGGGACGGTGTAATAATCAGAAGCAAGATGGCTGACATTCAGCAGAAGGCTTACAATGATTCAACACTAAGGTCTGAGTATATGTTGGCTTTAGATAGCCTGATTAGGTCTGACGTTGGTGCTGCAAATAAATTCATTTCAATACTTGAGTACGTAAACGAGAACTAATATGAAACCAATAGGCAAATACATTGTTGTTAAAAACATTGACGAGGAGATAAAGACTGAGTCAGGGCTGATACTATCGGGAGACGATACTAATCAGTTGAGGTATAAGAAGGCTTGTGTTGTTGAACCGGGTACTGACGTTAGTGTTATAAGCAAGGGAGACGAGTTATACTACGACAAGGGCACGAGCTTCACTATGCTAATTAACGACATTCAGTATACAATCATTCAGGAGCGTGACGTTGTGGTTGTTATCTAGTCCTCTGTTCTCTTTTCAAGCCTCTTCTTCTTACAGAAGTCGTTCATATCAATAATCATATCTCTGTAGACTTTGTCTAGGTAGCTGACATTCTTATGGAACAAAGGGTTGTTTGGTCCCGTTGATGGGATTTCTTCTCCGTTTAGCTTTTTATATATTGAGTCTACTAGTCTGATTCCTTTGTACGAAAGTTCGTACAATGTCTTTTTGTTTCCCTTACGCTTGCGAAAGATTGATATCCATCCATCGCGTAGCAAGCGGTCGAATCTCTTTACATCCCAACTTAGGAGTGCGTCGAATTCCTCAAACTTGTCCTTACCGAAGTATTGTTCTGAATATAGGAACAGGATAATGTCTAGGTCTGCTTGGCTTAATGAGTACTTTGCCTTTACAAAATATCGGATGACTCTCCAATATTTCAAATAATCACTCTTCATAATTTTATTTAATTAAATTTGTTATCTTTGTTTTTCAAAAGTAAAACATTTAAAACAAAAAGTTATGGCAATGGATTTATTTGGCAAGAAAAAAACAAAAACAAAAGAAGTTTCTGCTGATGGTAAAAGAGTAACTATAACCAAAAGCGTTTCAAAAGACTTAGGTAACGGTACTACAATGACTAAGGATAAGACTGTCGACAGAAGAAGAGTTGGTAGTGTTTTAGCAGGTGGTAACATTATTGCTGAGAAACCTGAGGATAAAAGAAAGGTTGAGAAGAGTGTTACCATTTCAAAAAGCAAGGATGCTGTAGGTGATAAAGCAAACAAGCTTTCTAAATTTTATAGTGAGTTGGCAATGAAAACTGCACCTGCTCAAGGACCTGAGGGACCTCAAGGTATAAAAGCAAAAGCTGCTGCACCTGCTGCTCAAAGACAAAGAGCTAAAATGGATTGGGATATTCCTAAACATGAACGTCAAGACATAAAAGCTAAACTTCAAGAAATAAAAGCTGAACCTCGAGGCATAAAAGCAAAAGCTGCTGAATATGGAAAGAATGCTGCTAGTGAGTTATTCAAGAAAAAACAAATGGGATACTAATTAATAAACAATTAAAAACAAAAAAATGAAAGGACCAAAAGCAATTCCAACATTACCAAAGTCATCAAGAATGCAAATGCCAAGTGGTGGTGGTGCTGCCATTAAAAAAGGCGGAGCAATGAATGGCAAGGCTACTAGCAATGTAAAATCAATGGGAAAATCAAAAGGCGTTTTGGGTGCAACCAAAAAAGTAATGCCTAAAAAACCTTATTAATCTATGGCAATTAAAAAAGCAGCCGCAAAGAAAGGAATGATTTCCGAATACGGTGGTATGGAAAAGTATCCATCTAAGAAAGCAATGAAAGCTCACGAGAAGATGGAGCCTAAAAAGGTAGAGTCTTCTGAAAAGAAGGCTTTCAAATTAATGATGTCTAAAAAGAAAAAGTAATGGCAAAGAAGAAATTACAAGAAGAAGATGCTCAAGCAATTGCTGAAGCAGTTATTGAGGCGATAAATGATGCTATTGAGGTTGAGGTTGCTGATGTTAAACCTTCTGAGGAAGTTGTTTTTGAGAAGAAGGTTGTTAGTACTTCAAAGTTAGGTGGTCATTCAAGTAGAGATTTTTATTCAAACTAGTTATGGCTATCAAGTCAAAAATGAAATGCAATCGTCCTGTCCCATCTGACCGCCCCGGCAAGAAGATGATGGTTAAGGCTTGTGCAAATGGAGAAGAAAAACTTCTTCACTTTGGAGCAAAGGGTTACGGAAATAACTATTCAGCCGCTGCGCGTAAGAGTTTTAGAGCAAGACACGGCTGTGATGGTGCAACTAACAAACTTACTCCTAAGCATTGGGCTTGTAGCTACCTGTGGGGTGGACCGGGGAAAGCCACCACATCTAACCCTAAAGGAAGAAAAGGAAAGTATTAATGAAAGATGCTTGTTATAAAAAAGTAAAAGCTCAATACGATGTGTTTCCTTCTGCAAGGGCTTCTCAAGCGATAGCTAAATGTAGGAAGGATAGTGGGGTTGTTAGGAAAGGTTCTGAGGGTTCATTATTAAAAAGATGGCAAGCTGAAAAATGGATTGATACAAGGACAGGTAAAGCTTGTGGTGCGGGTGGTAAGAATGAATACTGTAGACCATCTGTTAGAGTGTCTTCAAAGACACCAAAAACAAAGAGTGAGATTTCTCCTTCAAAGTTATCCGCTAAGAAGTCTGAGAAGTCAAGAGTGGGTATGGGTAAAAGAGTCTCAAAAATTTAATACATTTGCATTATGAAAAAGTTTTTTGCATCAATAGCGATTAGTTTTGTGTTATTAAAGCAGCGTGCTGTTTCCACGTGGAACAAGTGTGTTACTGCAATTAGTGACTTTATAAATAACTAAAATACAATGGAATTAAATCAAAAAAGTAAAGGCTTTGGTGATACAATTGAAAAGATTACCACGGCTACAGGAATTAAAAAGATAGTCAACACTGTTTCAAAGATAACAGGAAAAGACTGCGGATGTAACAAAAGAAAAGAGGCTTTAAATAAAGCCTTTCCTTATAACCAAGAAAAAAAATAAAAGATGGCAGTTTTTAAATCACAATTTACAAGGGCGTTAACTGTAATTCCTTCAAACTATTGCAACATTCCATTCCCTGCTCCTATTGTATCTAGCTTTACTACAGGTAGTTGTATTGATACTCTAATGACAGATACTACTGTTGACTTTATAGAACTTAATGTAAAAACAGGAGATATAATTTATTGTTATCCATCTGATTTTGCAGCAACTGTAGTTAGTGTTATAGATGCCAACACACTTGAATTAAATATTTGTGGAATTGCAGATGGTGACCCATACACTATTTATCAAGCTTCACCTCAGACAGGACTAGGAAATACGGGTTGTTATTTAATGTCAAGTGCTGAAGTTACAGCAAGTGTTACTACAGTTGGTGGGGATGAGGTTGTTATTAACTTAAATCAATTTGTACACTATGGATTGCAGGTTATAAAGCTTCGTTCAATTTCAGGAGAAGCAACTTTAACAGCACTTTGGTAATATGAAAGAGATATTAATTGATAACAATAACAGCAGGCTTGAGCATATGGCTGAAGAATTAGAGTCTTTAAAGATGGAGGTAGCTGAGATGAAAGCTATGCTCAAAGATGTTTACACATTGCTAGCAGGAAATCCAATTGACAAAGATTCAAATGGTTTGATTGCTAACTTCAAAGAAATGAAAACAGAGTTGGATGACATTAAGGACCAACTTAGAAAATATAAAGCTTATTTCTATGCACTTGCTACGCTTATAAGTATGGGTGCACTAAAGGTTATTGTTGATTTCTTTATTAAAAAGTAATGGCTAAAGCAAAAGGTTTAGAAGTAAAAAAGCTTACATTTGGTAAGCGTAAGGGAGGTAAACCATCTAAGTCTATGGGTCCCAAGTGTAAAAAAGTTTCTAAATATAAAGGTCAAGGACGATGATATTAACTCCACAAGAAGCATCAAAAAGATACGGCAAACCAAATGAGACAGGTGCAGGGTACTTGGTAAAGATTGACTTGCCATATAAGATGCGTATAGCTTGGGATAAGGACCATACAGTTTCAAGTATGATGTGCCACAAGGATGTTGCTGATAATTTCAAAGCTGTATTTAAGGACTTGCTTGAGCATTATGGATACGATAAGATTGTTGAGTTAGGTATTGACCTTTATGGTGGATGCTTTAATTTTAGGAAGATGAGGGGTGGCACACAGATGTCTATGCACTCTTGGGGTATAGCCATTGACTTGGACCCTGATAGGAATCAATTGAAGGAGACTAGCAAGACTGCTAGGTTTGCTCGTCCTGAGTACAAGCCTATGATTGATATATTCTACAAACACGGATTTCAATCGTTAGGAGTAGAGAAGAACTACGATTGGATGCACTTCCAAATAAAATAATAATTATGCCGGATAGGAAAAAATTCAAAGACACTAAGGTTGGAAAATTCCTTAGTGATAAAGCACCTAAGATTGTTGAAGCCGTTGGGGATGTTCTTCCTGATAGGGGCGTACTAGGTATTGTAAAGAATCTGATATCGTCATCAGAGGATATGAGTCCTGAGGATAAGCAAATTGCATTTGACCAATTGAAGGAGATATATGACATTGAGGTTAGGGATAGGGAATCTGCTAGGGTAAGGGAGATTGAGATTGCAAAGGTTAAAAACTTTGACTTGTTGTTTTTACTTACAGGACTTATAGGTCTTGGAGTGTTTGTATTTATAGTGTATGCTATAGTTTACTTGCAGATACCTGCTGAGAATAAGGAGGTATGGATACACCTGATAGGAATATGTGAGGGTGTTGTGCTTTCAATATTTGGTTATTACTTTGGGAGTGCGGTCAAGAGAAATATTCATTAAAAAAGTTTACCTTTGCTTAATTAATAATTAAAACTTAAATCAAATGTCAGAAGAAAAAAAATTAGTAACTCAGGAAGAGTTAACCGTTATTCAGAATATGAATTCTGATTTCAGTAAAGCTAAGGCTAGCCTTGGTGACTTAGAGTTACAAAAACACGGATTATTAAAGTATATTGATGACTTGAAAGCGTCATTTACAGCTCACGAAAAAGAGTTAATTGCTAAGTACGGAGAAGATGCAGTAATCAATATTCAAACAGGAGAAATAACTAAAAAAGAAAAATAATATGACACCGGGAAAATTTATCGGAACATTGTTTCAATCTAGAGATGCAATGCACATTGCTCACTTACAAACAACTTCTTTTGCTGAGCATAAGGCGTTGAATGGTTATTACGATGATATCCTTGACTTGACAGACAAGTTTACTGAGGCTTACTTTGGTAAATTTAAAAGAGTTGAGATTGTTATCCCTGAATCTAAGGTATTGGATGCTATTTCTCATTTAAAGGAATTGCAATCTATTCTTGAGACAGAAAGAGATAACTATCCTTCTGAACTTCAGAATATCATTGACGAGATGTTAGGCTTGGTTGACAAGACCTTATATCTGTTAACTTTAAACTAAGCAGTATAAATGGCTAAAATAAGCACATATGTCATCGATGGTACAATTGTCGATGGAGATAAGGTTATAGGCAGTGATGCCAATAATGATATGGTCACCAAGAACTACACGGTTGGTGACCTTACTGCTTATATGGCTAATTCTATTGGTAATGACTTCTTAGTTCCTTATGTAAACGCCAATGATGACGTAGACTTAGGGTTGTTTAGCTTATCTGCTTTAAATTTAAAGATAACAAGTAGCCTTTATGCAAATGGTAGTAAAGGTCTCCCCGGTCAAGTTCTTATGAGTCAGGGTGACTATCCTGCTATGTGGGGGTACAATGTTGGTAGTCAGAACTTACAGAATGTTTTAGACCAAGGCAATCAAGCTGACTTGTCTATTATATTAAACAATGCTAGTAGTGAGATTCTATTAGATACAACAGGTATCAACTATCCAACGTCATCTATTCTTATAAAGAACAATACTGCTAATAATCAAACATTATTAAGCACAGATTCTTTAAATATAGTAAAGAACAGTGGAGTTGAGTCTGTATATTCTAGCAATAATATAGTATACACTGCAGGTGGGAACGATATAACTTTAGCAATATCGGCTTACAATAATCAGACGTTATATCTGCCATCACAAACAGGAGCGTTGGTGCTATCTGTTAACGGTGTATTTGCTGATATGTCGGGAAGTATTATACTTCCTTCATCAGGAGGTAGTGTTACTAGCATAAATACATCTGCTCCATTAACAGGCGGTCCTATTACTACTGCGGGTACAATAGGTATAACTCAATCGGGAGTATCTACAGATGGTTATTTATCTAGTACTGATTGGAATTTATTTAATAATAAGGTTCCATCTAGTAGAACATTAACTATAAATGGTACATCGTACGACTTGAGTGCTGACAGGAGTTGGACAGTTACAGGGCTACCTAGTCAGGCTACTCACGCGGGGGAGTATTTAACTACAGATGGCGTAAATGCTAGTTGGGTTCCTATATCTTTGAGCACACCAACACTGCAAGAAGTAACTGATGCAGGAAATATCACTACTAATGATATATCTGTAAACTCAATATTCTTATATGATGCTGACAATGATGACTATGCTAATTTAGTTGCAGCTGACTCTCATTGGGAATTTATTTCATCTCCACTTTCTACTAGGTATAATTTTTCTTTGTACAATAGTAATCTGACTTCAAATAAAAGTTTTTATTTACCAAACGTAACAGCTAAGACATTAGCCTTGTCTGTAAATGGTAACTATGCTAATGCAAATGGAGATATAACAATTACCATACCTACACCTGCTACTCCAACTTTGCAAGAGGTTACAACTGCGGGTAATACTACAGATAAGAGCATATATTCAACTAAGAATACAGGTGCTACTAATATTGGAGTATATGGAGCTTATGGAGCAGCGGGAATATATCAATCTACCGGAGCTTCATATTTATATGTTTCAAAGGGTGCTGTTAATGCCGGTACAATAAATGCAGATAACTTAACTGCTGCTAGAGCATATCAATTACCTAATGCTAGTGGAACTATTCCATTGTCAGTAAATGGCGTTACTGCTAATTCAAGTGGAGATATAACAATAACTACAGGAGCATCTCCCCTTACAACAAAAGGAGATTTATATACATATAGTACAGTTGATACAAGACTTCCTGTAGGATTAGATACACAGGTTTTATTAGCAGATAGTACTACAGCTACAGGATTAAAATGGGGAAGTAATACCGCTGCTACACCAACGGGATATTATGCACAATATCAAGATGACATAACGCAAACTATTTCAGTAATTAATACAGGATATCCAATTAAATTTAGAACATTGGATATAAATAATGGTGTTACAGTAGTTAGTGATTCTCGTATTACATTTGCTAATACAGGAATATACAACTTGCAATTTAGTGTTCAACTTGAAAATAGCGATACTCAAGAGCACGACGTAACAATATGGCTTAGAAAAAATGGTGTGGATGTAGCAGGTTCGGCAGGATTTGTTGCAGTAGTTTCAAAACACGGTGGTATAAATGGACACGTATTACCTTCTTGGAATTATTTGTTAGATGTTGTTGGAGGCGAATACTATGAGTTGGTATGGAGTGCGACAAGTACTCAGGTAACTATGCCATTCATTGCAGCAGGTAATCCGCCTCCATCTACTGCTTCTGCAATATTTACTGTAACACAACAAGCGGGTATAATGGCAGGAACAGGTATAAGCAGGGGTATATACTCAGTTTCTACAAATACATCTGCAGGTTCAGGTGCAAATGTTGACTACGTTTACCTTGTGTCAGCGGCAGCAACAATAACTCTTCCTACAGCTGTAGGTAATACAAATACATATACAATAAAGAGGACAAATGCAGGCACTGTTAATATTGCAACTACGTCTTCTCAAACAATAGATGGTAGTGCTTCTCCTATAAGTTTAAATGTACAGTATGCATCGTTAACATTAGTTAGTGATGGTGCAAATTGGAATATAATTTAATGAGAAAAAAAGAATTAGTTGTATGCGGTATGTGCAAGACTGAATATCTAAAGCGTTTGGATACGATGAAGAATTGGTCAGGTTTTTGTAGGACCTGTTGCTCAAAAAAAAAGTTAGAAGATGTTCTGAGCAAAAAGGCAAAGAGACAATATAAGTCTTGCGCATTGTGTTCAAAGTCAACAAAGAGTATAGGCAAGTCTAACTACTGCGGTGATTGTTATAATAAAAATAAACCTAAAGGAGATAAACATTGGAGATGGTTTGAGGATAGGTCTAAATTAAAAAAGGACAATAAAAGGAATGACTCTGCATATGGTGAATGGAGGAAATTGGTTTGGATAAGGGATGGGTTTGAGTGTCAATTAAAAGATGAAACGTGTTTGGGTAGGATTGAAGTGCACCATATACACGAATGGGCAACTCACAAGGAGCTAAGATATTGTGTTAAAAATGGTATAACTTTGTGCAAAAAACACCATCCTAGAAAGAAGAAAGATGTTCTAGATATGGTTGATACCTTAAAAAAAATTGTTAACGATAAAAATATTTTAAATTGAGTTATAATCCTTTAAATCCAAATGGACAGGCAACGATGACGAATTCGTCACCCGTTGTAATTGCTAGTAATCAATCTGCAGTTCCTGTAAGTGGAACCTTTTACCAAACTACACAACCTGTAAGTGGAACAGTTACCGCAAATGCAGGTACAGGTACAATGAATGTATCAATATTAGCATCTGCTTCAGGTGGTGATACTGTTTATCATTTAGTATCAGCAGCATCAACTAATGCTACAAATATTAAGGCTAGTGCAGGTAAGGTTACGGGATGGTACATTTATAACTCAAATGCCTCAGCTAGAAAGGTTGTATTCCATAATACTGCGGGCACGCCAACAGCGGGCGCAAGTGTATACTATGCTCTTATGATTCCGGGTCTAGCTGCTGCAAACGTAAGTTTCCCTGATGGATTAGACTTTTCAACAGGGATTGCAATTACTACCGTAACAGGTCTTGCTGATAGTGATGCAACAGCAGTAGCTTTAAATGACCTTATAATAAATATCTTTTACAAATAAAATATAAGAAATGCAAATTACACCTACTGATTTTGTGCAGGTTCCTTTAGATGGAACTGCTACTGAACTTGAGATAATAGTTCAACCGTTCCCTTTATTTCCAACATCAATAAGTGTGTTTTGGAAAGTTAGTGGCATTAATGTTGGAAAGGAAGGAACACTAGTTCTTCCAAAGTCAATTATTGACCAATGGGGGATTGATGACAATGTAGTAAAAAATTACGTTCTTCAACAATTAAACTTAACTGAGGCTATATAATATGGCTAATAGATTTTGGGTAGGAGGAACAGGTACTTGGAATGCTGCTAATACAGCAAATTGGGCTGCAACAACAGGTGGTGCAGGGGGGCAAAGTGTTCCTGTGGCAGCAGATGTTGTTACTTTTGATGCATCTTCAGGTGGAGGTGTGGTTACTGTTAATACTAATTTTAATATAACTTCTCTTACTATTGGTGCGTTTAATGGCACACTTGATTTTAGTGCAAATAATAATAGTCCTACAATGGGAAGTTTTAGTGGGACAGGAACAGGAACTAGAACTCTTAATATGGGGAGTGGCACTTGGACTATATCAGGAGCAGGTGGACCTTGGAATATTTCTACATCTACAAATATGACACTTAATGCTCAACAGAGTAGAATATTATTAACAAATACAGGAGGTTTAAATATAACTTTTAATGGAGGTAATTTAACATATTATATAGTTGAATATTCAAGAGTGGGTGGCGGAAATTTAACAATTAGTGGAAGTAATACATTCGCTAATTTTATAGACAATACAATAAATACAGCTCACTCTATACTATTCCCAAGTGGTGCTACAAATAACTTTTATAGATTTAATGTAAGGGGTTCTGCAGGAGCTTTAATTACACTTTCAAGGTCTTCAACTGTAGGTGCTCAACTTGTAAAACTTGGACAGGGAACTGTTTGCAATTGTGATTATATAACCTTATCAACAAACCAAGTACAAGTAAATCCTGCAAATACTTGGTATAGGGGAGCTAATGGAACGGGAACATCAACAGGATGGGGAAACTCTCCAACTAGTTCGCAGTCATTAGGGGGCGTTGGAGGCGTGGGATAAAAATAAAAAATAAAACATACCTTTGTAAGTAAAATAAAGAAAAGAAATGGGAAAAATTGAAACATATCCGGTGGCAGACTCGCCGATATCAGGCAGTGATAAATTAATTGGTACTGATAGTGTAAATGATAATGCTACCAAAAACTTTACGGTATCTGAGCTAGCCGACTTTATAGGTGGTGGTGGAACGGGTTCTACGGGACCACAAGGTGCTCAAGGACCTGCGGGACCTCAGGGTCCTCCCGGACCTGTTGGACCTGCCGGACTTAGATGGAGAGGCTCTTGGGTTGCGGGTACATCATATCTTGTAAACGATGCAGTAGGATTTAATGGGGCTTCTTGGTTTTGTATTGTTGCAACATCAGGCACAACTCTTCCTAACTTAGATACAACGCATTGGGCTTTACTAGCTTCTCAAGGGGCTACGGGTGCTACAGGTCCTACGGGTGCTCAGGGACCTACAGGTGCTCAGGGTCCTCAGGGACCTGCAGGTGGAGCGGGGTCAACTTGGTCATTATCAGGTAATTTAGGAACTATAGCGGGTACAAATTTTGTTGGAACGCTAGATGCTAATGACCTTGTATTTAAAGTTGATAGTACGGAAAGAATGAGAATTAGAAATAGTGACGGATATGTTTTAGCTATAAATGGATTTCTTGCTCAAAGTGTAGTAGATACTTCTATTACTGCTAGCTCATCTACTAGTTCTAATGGATATGCTACAATTGGTCAGAACACTACAGATAAAGGATTTTTAACTTTATCAAATGGAACTAGAGCGGTTAAGTTAAAGGCTACTAATATAACAACAGCAGATAAGGCTATTGAATTTCCTAATGCAAGTGGTACATTAGCTTTGACTAGTGATTTATCAGGAATAAACTTGCAGACTGTTACTACTGCAGGAAATACAACTAGTAATAATATTACTATTATTAATGGATTTAGTACAGAATTTATAGCGACTTCAAGTGCAGGTGATGGCACAGCTACAATTGGGCAAACATATGGAGAAGGACCATATCTTAAATTATATAATGGTGTTAAAACAGTTAAATTAAGTGCTACAAACATAGCAACTTCCGATAAGTTTATTGAATTCCCTAATGCAAGTGGAACATTAGCATTAACAAATAATACTTGGTCGTTGTCAGGAAATGCAGGAACAACTGCAGGTACTAACTTTATTGGAACTACTGATGCTCAAGATGTTATTTTTAAAGCGAATGGTGTAGAATTAATGAGAATTGATAATGTATATGGTGATGTATATGCTACTAATTCATTTAAAGCTTATTCTACAGGAGATACAAGTATTCAAGCGGTATCGGGATTGGGTAACGGTATTGCTATGTTGGCTCAAGATGCTACTGATAAAGCGTATTTATTTTTATCTGATGGTGGAGTTGGTTCCGGTCAAATGAAATGTACTACATTAACTAATAATAGAGTTTATCAACTTCCCGATGCAAGTGGGACATTCGCAGTATCAACAACAGTCGGATACAGTGGGTCTAAAACTATAGGAGGTGAAGTTTATACTTGGCAAAACGGAGTATTAATATCAGTAGTATAATGGACATTAGAAAAATATCAGTTGGTCCCGATTATAAGGGAGGTGCAATGCATTATATCGTAGGACAAAAAGTTCTAGGCGATAGCAATGAGATATGCCATATTAAGTATGATAATGATAAACAATCAATAAAAATTTACATAATAAATGTAAAAGAAGAGGTTGTTTTGTGGAAAGAGTTTAACTTTACAATGCCAATTTCAATCGAATATAATATAAATTTTTAAATGCGTTCACCATTCTACTTCATTGTTAAACCATTGAAGGGGAAAAGATACGACAACACAAAGGACATAGCGGGTATTGAGTTTATTGTTAGCACGTCTGAAGAAGACCATAAGTTTGCAAACAGGTACGCTATAGTTGTTGAACTCCCCTTGGGATATAAAGGTCCCGTATCAGTAGGAGACACCCTACTTGTGCATCACAATGCATTCAAATTCTATAACGACATAAAGGGAAGACAAAAGAGCGGAAAGAGTTTTTTCAGGGATGATATATTCCTGATTGAGGCTGAGCAGTTCTTTATGTATAAGCATAATGACGAGTGGAAGAGTTATGATAGATATTGTTTTGTAAAGCCTATGCCTGTTATTGAGTCGTATATCAAGAAGCCATTTTCAGAGGAGCCGCTTATGGGTATTATGAAGTATCCAAATGATTACTTAGTAAGCAAAGGCGTTAAAGCAGGAGATGCTATTTGTTATGTTCCTGATAGTGAGTATGAGTTTGATGTGGATGGAGAAAAGCTATATAGAATGTATGACCACCAAATAACAATTAAGTTATGACAAGCAAGGATATAAAGCTAAGAATAATAGATGCAGGTCACAAAGCTGTGCAAGAACTTATAAAGGTTGCAGAGGAATCCATATTAAAACCTAATGAGGATGGGGATGACTTGGCTGCTGATAAGTTAAAGAATGCTGCCGCTACTAAAAAATTGGCAATATTTGATGCATTTGAAATACTTAGTAGGATAGAATCTGAAAAGGAAAGCATTGAGGCTATTGATAAAGGAATTAATAAAACAGATACAAAACAAGGATTTGCAGAAAGAAGGTCTAAATAATGATTTGTATAAAGTCTTAAATGACTTCGTACCTCCTGTTGCTTTAGCTAAAAAAAATAAAGCTAATAGTTGGGCGTATGGGTACAATGAGGACTACGATATGGTTGTGATATCTAAGACGGGTCAGATTGGAGATATTATAAGTATATCAGGGTTAACTATTGCACTACCTCCAACTCCTAAGAAGTGTCTTCAAAGACACAATAGTACATCTGAACAGTATTGGGAAAGAGAAGAGTTACCTAAAGAGTTAACTAAGATACAGTCTATATTCCATTGGAACGAGATGCCATCTGAGTTTAAGGATAGGTGGGTTGAATATATTGAGCAGCAGTTTGATTATAGGGAAGAAGGTTTTTGGTTTATGAACAATGGGAAGCCTACTTATATTACGGGGTCTCATTGGATGTACTTGCAATGGGCTAGTATTGATATAGGGTATCCTGATTATCGTGAAGCTAACAGAATCTATTGGATATTTTGGGAAGCGTGCAAGGCTGACCGCAGGTCATTTGGAATGGTGTATTTAAAAATACGTCGTTCGGGATTTTCATTTATGGCATCGTCCGAGTGTATAAATGTAGGTACACTTGCAAGGGATTCGCGCGTAGGTATATTGTCTAAGACAGGTAGCGATGCTAAGAAGATGTTTACAGATAAGGTTGTTCCAATTAATTTAAGGCTTCCCTTCTTCTTTAAACCAATTATGGATGGTATGGATAAACCTAAGACAGAGTTAGCGTTTAGATTGCCTGCATCTAAGATTACTAAAAAGAATATGTACGATGTAAATGACGAAGAGATTGATGGATTGGATACAACAATAGATTGGAAAAATACAGAAGACAACTCATACGATGGAGAAAAGTTATTATTCTTAGCCCACGACGAGAGTGGTAAATGGGTTAAACCAAATAATATTAAGGAGAATTGGCGCGTAACTAAAACCTGTTTGCGTCTTGGTAGTAAGATTATTGGTAAGTGTATGATGGGGTCTACCTCAAATGCATTAAGCAAAGGAGGTCAAAACTTCAAGGATATTTATGAGGACTCTCGGTTATCTCCTAGGAATGCAAATGGACAAACTAAGAGTGGACTATATGCATTATTTATTCCTATGGAATGGAATATGGAGGGCTTCATAGATATATATGGGATGCCTGTATTGTATAAGCCTAGTGAAAAAGTAAGGGGTGTTGATGGTGAGTGGATAACAAATGGAGCTGTTAACTATTGGGAGGCAGAGGTTGACTCATTGAAAAATGATGCTGATGCTTTAAATGAATTTTATCGTCAGTTTCCTAGGACAGAATCTCACGCATTTAGGGATGAAAGTAAGGAGTCGTTATTTAATTTGACAAAGATATATCAGCAGATAGATTACAACGACTCAATGATTAAGGAGCACTATATTACTAGGGGCTCATTCCAATGGAAGGATGGGATAAAGGATACCGAGGTTATTTGGTCTCCCGACCAAAGGGGTAGATTTACAGTTAGTTGGACTCCTCCTAAGCATTTACAGAATAGGATATATGAAAGGAATGGGATTAAGCATCCCGGCAATGAACACCTTGGGTCTTTTGGATGTGACTCCTATGATATATCAGCAGTAGTAGGAGGACGTGGTTCTAATGGAGCACTTCACGGAATGACAAAGTTCCATATGGACGAGGCTCCAACTAACGAGTTTTTTTTAGAATATATTGCACGTCCTCAAACAGCAGAGATATTTTTTGAAGAGGTGCTTATGGCTTGTGTATTTTATGGTATGCCAATACTGATAGAGAACAATAAACCTAGATTGCTATATCATTTTAAGAATAGGGGATATAGAGGTTTTTGTTTAAATAGACCCGATAAGCAATACAACAAGTTGACAAAAACAGAAAGAGAACTTGGGGGGATACCAAATACATCTGAAGACGTAAAGCAGGCTCACGCATCTGCTATTGAGTCTTATATAGAAAAGTATATAGGTATGGACTTTGAGGGTAAGCATAGGGATACCGATGAGATGGGTACAATGCCATTTACTAGAACACTTGAAGATTGGGCTAAGTTTAATATAAATGATAGAACTAAGTTTGATGCTTGTATAAGTTCAGGGTTAGCTATTATGGCTAATCAGAAGCACTTATATATGCCCGAAAAAAAAGAATCAAAAATTAATCTTAACTTCGCAAGATATAGAAACGATGGAAACAAAAGTCAATTAATTAGATGAAAGATGTATTAGTAGACATAACATCCACTGTATTCCCAAGTCAATTAGCAACTGATGCTGAGAAGGCATCGGATTCATTTGGATTACAAGTAGGGCAAGCCATTCAATACGAGTGGTTTAGAAAAGACGGCAATAGCTGTAGATACTATAATCGTTGGAGGGATTACCATAGACTAAGGTTATATGCAAGGGGAGAGCAGTCTATTCAAAAATATAAGGATGAGTTGGCTATTGATGGTGACTTATCTTATTTGAATTTAGATTGGACTCCTGTACCTATCCTTCCAAAGTTTGTAGATATCGTTGTTAACGGTATGTCTGACAGACTATTTAAGGTTAAAGCGTATTCTCAAGATGCCTTGTCTCAATCTAAAAGGAATGAGTTTCAGGATATGTTAGAAGCTCAGATGGTTAGTAAGGATTTATTGATGAATATAAAAGAGAAGTCAGGAGCTGACCCTTTTGTAATGCCTCCTGAAGAACTTCCTGAAACAGATGAAGAGTTGAATTTATATATGCAGCTTAAATATAAGCCTGCTATTGAGATTGCTGAAGAAGAAGCTATTAATACAATATTTGACGAGAATAAGTATGATGATATAAGAAAGAGATTAGATTATGATAGCACTGTAATTGGTATTGCTATTGCTAAGCACGAATTCTTATTAGGAGCAGGAGTTAAGATTTCATATGTAGACCCTGCGAATGTTGTGTATAGTTATACTGAGGACCCATTCTTTAAGGATTGCTTTTATTGGGGTGAGATTAAAACGCTTCCAATGACTGAGTTGTTAAAGATTGACCCTACACTAACTCACGAACAATTGCAGGAGATATCTCAAAGTAGTCAGGGTTGGTATGATTACTATAACGTATCAAGATTCTATGAGAATAGTATGTTCTATAGGGATACCTGTACTTTGATGTACTTTAACTATAAGACAACAAAGAAGTTTGTATATAAAAAGAAAATTCTAGAAAGTGGTGGCACAAGGGTAATTGAGAAGGATGATACATTTAATCCCCCTACAGAAATGATGGAGGAGGGTAACTTTGAGAAACTAGAGAAGACCATTGACGTGTGGTATGAAGGCGTTATGGTTATGGGAACAAATATGTTGTTGCAGTGGAAGATGTCTGAGAATATGGTAAGACCAAAGTCAGCATCGCAACACGCTATACCTAATTATGTTGCTTGTGCACCAAGGATGTATAAAGGGAACATTGAGTCTTTGGTTAGAAGAATGATTCCTTTTGCAGATTTAATTCAAACAACTCACTTAAAGATACAGCAGGTTGTAAATAGAGTTGTACCTGATGGTGTATTTATTGATGCTGATGGATTAAACGAAGTTGATTTAGGAACAGGAAACGCTTATAATCCTGAGGATGCTTTAAGATTATACTTCCAAACAGGTAGTGTAATTGGTAGAAGCTTTACGCAAGATGGCGACTTTAATAATGCTAGAGTACCTATTACTCAGTTAACATCTAACTCAGGGGCTAGTAAACTTCAAATGTTATTAGCTAACTATAACCATTACTTAGATATGATAAGAGCCGTTACGGGTCTTAACGAAGCAAGAGATGGTTCTACACCTGACCCTAATTCATTGGTAGGTTTACAGAAGTTAGCTGCACTTAATTCAAACACTGCCACTAGGCATATACTTGAAAGCGGATTATTCTTATATAGGTCATTAGCTGAGGCTTTGACTTATAGGGTTGCTGATATTTTAGAGTATTCTGACTTTAAGGATGATTTTGTTAATAAGATTGGAAAGTATAACGTATCAATCTTAAACGATATTTCTGATTTGTATATTTATGACTTTGGTATTTTTATTGAAATATCTCCTGACGAAGAACAAAAATCTCAACTTGAAGCTAATATTCAAATGGCATTGTCTAAGGGCGATATTAATCTTGAGGATGCAATTGACATTCGTGAGATTAAGAATATTAAGTTAGCTAATCAGTTGCTTAAACTTAAGCG